AGTTTCTGACGAGTCGGCGTCGCTCGCGTGTCGGCTGACGTCACTGGTAGGGCCATGCGTTGGGTCAGAGTCTTGCGGTCCCGAAGTTCGACGACGTCACCGTTGGACAACGTGTGTTCCATGCTCCTCCTTGGTCAAGGAGAAGACTAGTGCCCCGTCTGGTACGCCGCCGAGACCGCGTTGGACATCGTCCACGCGATGGGCGCGTAGCCGGAGATGGCGTCCGTGCTGTTCGCCACTGCGGTGAACTCCGTCTCGATCTGGATGTACGCCTTCGACATCGTCCGCTTCGGCGCCTTGAACTGCGCCTTGGACATCGTCAGGGTGAGAACTGACGGAGTGGCCGAGTTCGGGTCGGTGAATACCAGGACATTCGACTGCTGGTGGCGATTCAGCGCAGTCGGCGTCGCGCCGGTCGAGAACGGGTCCGAGTTCGAGTCGACGATGAACGTCAACTTGCCCGAGACCTCGCACGTCCCGGCGAACACCGGGTTCGGGCCCTGTTGCCCCTCGGTGAAGATCGGCGTCGCCTTCCGCATGATGGTGAGGGATCCGTCCTCGACGGTAAAGTACTGGCTCCCGCCAATCGAGACTGTCGTGTCCCACGCCGGCGCGAGAACCACGCTGGAGAATGAAGGGCTGGTGAACGGCGCGGCCGGCGCATTCGTCGGCTCGGAGTACGGGTTGCCCTTGTACTTCATCGTCGCTTCGACGGCGGCTGACGCTCCGAAGGTGAGGTCCATCTGGTCGCCTTGGCAACCGGTAACCACGATCGCGTTCGCGGCGTCGAATAAGCAGATCGATCGCGAGAGCGGCTGAGAACCGTTCGCGCTGTTGTTGTAGAGACCGCCCGAGTGGAGATACGGCGCGCCGGATCCCGTGACGGTGTCGTTACCGCCCAAGACGTCGATCAAGAGGGCCGGGAACGTGTCTCCGTACATGTAGCACTTGAAGTCCACGTCGTCACTTCGAGTGGCCGGCACCTGGTCGTAATTCTCGACCGGCGATCCTCGAAGGGCTGCGTCGTTAAGCCACGTGAGGTTCGGCGTAATAGCGGGCTCGATAGTGGGGATGAAGAACGGTGAGCCGGTACCGGGAGTGGTGCCGCGCACGGCCTCGGCGATGAGACCGAGCCAGCCATTGGCGCTGAGAAACGGGGTATTAACCGACATTGGCATCTCCTGAGGTCGTAGGCGGGTCTTCTGAAGGTCCACCGGAGCCGGCTCCGAGAGGAGGTACGAACCCTACGGGGACAAATCGGTCGTCCGGAGCTGCGTCCATCTCGTACGTCTGGCCGGGCTTCGCGACGAGGACCTTGCCGTCGGCGTCGCACAGCCCGATGTACACCCGATTCTCGTCACCCTTAAAGATGAATTTCATGGCGCTCCCTTCGCTCAAATCCTACGGATAGTGGGCGCCTTCGACCAAGTCGGTTCACGACGCGACGATCTCGGAAATCCAGATCGAAAAACGCGTGCGAATCTCCACCAAGCCGGCAACGCCAGCGCCCTCTAAGGTCACCGGAGTGTCCGAGACCCATCGGATGTCGTTACCGCCCATATGCTCGGTCTCGCCCTCGCCCCACTGGAAGACTTCCTCCCCCGCGCCGACCGGGAACCCACCGGCATTGCGCGAGTACCGGACGGCATCTCTCAGAGCGTCGATGAAGGTCGTGTTATCCGCTGCGGTGAGTTGGACGGCGTCGCCGCGCGTCGGATCCCCTCTCGTGGCGTACGCACCCCGGAGGACGCAGTTGAGGTTGAGCTCGTAGACGGCGAACTTCCTGCCGTTCGGAGGAGGCCCCGACGGCCCGGTGGCGATGCGGTGCTCGGAACCCTGAGAGACCCACGACCAGATGACGACGGAGGTAGTGATTCCGGGGAGATCCGTGGGGAAAAAGACGCTGGTCGGCGTCTGACGCTCGGGGTACTGGAATATCTCGCGCACGAACTCGATGTTCTGCGAGTCGAGATACCCGATGGCTTGCCCCCACAGCGAGGCGAGACTCACAGCCCACCCCAGGTACGCTTGAAGTTATCGAGCAGGTCGTAGGCGGCGATGGCGTGAGGCGTGTTCCCACTGCCGACTGGGCCGGCTCCCTTCGCCACTCCGCTCTCGTCGACGATGAATCCCGTCTCACCGCGCTGCTCGACCATGTCGACCACGAAGTGGATGACCGCCTGCTTGACCTCGGACGGGAGAGCGGAGATATTCGTCCCGGCCACGTGAGCGAACTGCGTGGGATACGCGAACGTGACCGGGTTCGCGCCGAGCACGTAGTCATTGGCGACGTATACGACCTCGTCGTTCGAGGCGTCCCAGATCGTGAGTTGGCCGCCTGGCAACGCTCCGGTCGGGTCGACGACCTCGAGTTCCGAGACGCCCGAGGCGACGTCGGCTGTGGAGAAACTGTTCATCCACCCCGAGATATACGAGTATTGGACGTACTGAGGTCCCCCGAGCGCGCGCGGGCGCGTCAGTAACGCGCCCAGAGCTCCGATGCCGTCGTAGACCTGGACTCCGCCGCCGCCTAACGCAGTGATGGTGAATTCCTCGTCTTGGACCATGCAGTTGTTCGAATCGAGCGTGACGTCGGCGAACGCGCCCGGGTTCGGACCGTAGGAGAACGCCGTGACCGCGAGGATAGGGCTGAACTCCGGGTGGACGATGAACTCGCCGGCGCGGGTAGGCGTCGACCGCTTCTGTTCGATATTCCCGGTAGCGCAGAGCGTGCCGAACTTGCCCATGCAGTGAGAATCGACCTTGCCCGAGGCTCGGATGATGAGTTGATTCAACGCCTTCATCTGGTCCGACTGATCGCCGCCCTCGACGAACGTCTCGAAGGAGAGCATCGACGCCGTAGGGCTAGCTAGGAACTCCTCAAGGGATAGGTACGGTTCGGCCCGTCCCCACTGGAGATTCGACTGGTTCAGAACGGTCATTTGTAGGTCTCGTATTCGATCCCGACAATGCCGAGCTTCATGAGAATTCGCTCAGACCAACAGATCAGACAGCGGTGGGGGTGGTGCCACTTACCGTTCGGGGACCAGTGACTTGGCTCGGCCTTGATAATGATTCGAGGCTTCATTCTTCCTCCACGCTCGTAGACCCACAGCGACAGGTACGAAACACTCCCAGGTGCCCACACTCCAGACAACGAAAGCCTCGAGCACTACGAAAATTCGTTCCGACTCGCCCGAACTCGCTACCCTTGACCATCATCTTGCCGACTTGGTCCGAGACTTCGAAGGTCCCGTCCTTGCCCCGCTTGATGGGCTGCGAACCGTCGAGCGTGAGTTCCTTGACTCCGTTATCCGAGGCGATGAGTTTCATGCTCTTAGGGTAGTGCCCGGTCGGGGCGGCCCCTGAACACCCCGACCGGAACTTCCCCCCAGAACCTAGTTCTGGATGTTGGTGATGATGCCCGACAGAACCGGTGCCTCGAAGATGACCCGACCGTAGCGGTAGGTCGATCGGTCGTAGGACATACCGATTTGCGGCCAGTCGATGACCATCGTGTCGACGGTGTTGACCACCTTCATGCACGAGGTCACGCCGGAGTCGGCCCACGGAACTTCCCATGAGTGGATCACCGCGACGCCAGGCGGCATGTAACGGTGAACGATGAAGTCCACCATCTTGCTCGTGGCCGGGTTGACAACCCCGCCGACCGAACCGCCCATGATGACGCCGTTCTCACCCGTCTGAAGGTTGATGCGGTAACTCACGTTCTGAGCGTTGTTCTTCAGGAGGTTGTAGAGCGCCGTGGCAATCGAACCGGTGTAGTAGATCGCGTCCGGGTCGGCTCCCTGCTCGACGTACAGCGTCTCGAGCGCGGTCTCGAACTCACCACCAGGATTGTCGGTCGACAGTGCGGCGTTCAGCGCCAACTGGTAACCGCTCAAGGCGGGGTTCGAGTATTCCGTGATCATGCCGTTGTACGCCAGTGCGTTACCGGAACCATTGTCTGCCGACGTCGACGGTAGAGCCGTGACGGTGGCGAACTTGGTCGGCGACGGCAACGGGTTCGTGGTGGCCGAGGTCGTGCCCTTGTAGTACGTGCCAGAGTAGTTGGCGTAGATGTTCACGGCCAACGTTCCGGTCGGGACGCCTACCAGCGACGTGATCTTGATACCGTCGCCGGCGGCGGTCGTCGGCGTACCCGTGAGGGTGATGGCCTTCGACTCACCTTGACCGTTCGAGAACGTCGCGTAGACGGCAGTCGCAGTCGCGGCCGGGAGACCCGAACCAGTGACCGTGTTGTCGTCGGCCGCCGTACCCGAAGATCCGGAGACGACGAACGCCGTGGTGGATGCGTACAGGAGGGCGCGCTCTTCACCCAGCATGTCGGCCCACAACAGGGCGAGCATCGACACGGCTTGCGCGTCGGTGAATCCCTGAGAGGCGAACTGCTGTTGCATCGAGACGCTGTCCGACAGACCCATTTCCACGAACGGCGCGAACGTCGCGTCACCCGAGTAGGCGATCTGGTTCGGTCGGTTCAACGTGACGCCGTTGACGTTGATCGTGTTCGTGGTCGAACTGAAGAACGGCGAGACGTTCGGCGAAGAACCACCCGAGTTCGAGACCGACGTTAGGCGCCGATACTCGATGCCCTGACCGACTCCCTTTTCGCGGGGGGTGCGATTACGCAGATGCAGATCCTTGGGGATCAACATCAACAGCGCGCCTTCCACGAAATACGGGGTGATGCCGGTGTACTGGATCGGGGTCTGGGCGATCGGGTTGCCGAGTTCCCATTCCTTGATCGCGTCCGGCGTCAGGCCAGCCTTCGAGAGCATCGCCTGAACCTGAGGGCTGTTGGCGAGCATCTTGCGCATGACGGAGTCCTCATTGAGGACGACGCCGACGCCCTTGGTGAACCCAAGAACCTCGCCCTCGTTCCTCATTCGGATGCCTTCGTTGCCCGCCTCGATCAGGAGCGACTTGAGCGCCTGAAAGTTCTGGACCACGTTGCCGTCGAACAGATCCGACGGCTTGGGAATTTTGTAGGTCATGGCCTACTCACTTTCTGATTGAAGTTTGGTCGCCTGCTAGCGAAGTGCGACGGCTTGGTTCATGAACTGGGTCTTGTCGGCTCGGTCGTCGATCATCGCGGCTGAGTTCTCGAGGCTCTGCGCGTCGCTCAGCAACTTCTCGACCTGTGAAGCTTTGGCCCTCTGTTCATTGGTACGACGAATTGCGATCTCTCGCGGTGCTGCCCACGTCTTCATCTGCTCGATCTCGGACTCAAGGCTTGTGACCTTCTTGCCGAGCTCATCTCGAGCACTCTTTTCCAACGCGATAATGTCCTCGACGCCGAGCGCCTTGAGGAGTCCTTGAGCCAGCGCGGTGCGATCCGCGTCAGTGGCGTCGACCGCCGTAGCGGTCTTGACGAGGTCGGCACTGACCCCTAGGGTCGTGAGGTCCATGTTGTCTCCTTGTCCGTAGGGCGACGCAGTCTCGCCACCCCAAGATTCGTTACTCCACCACGCCATGAAACCCGATAGGACGTTCAGCAGGTCAGCGACGTCCCACAGTTCCATCTCGCCCGAGGAGAGCTCAGCGAGTTCGGCGGTGATACAGCCAATGATGCCGTCGCGAATCGCCGCGAGCGTCGCCTGGTCGTGCAACCACGTGTCGTCGGTCGCGCCCTTCTGGATGGTGCCGAACTTCTTGACGAGTTCCGCGATAGCGGACTTCCAGTTGTCGGGGATCAGATCCTCGCGGCCGAGCGCCTTCGCCCGTCGCTTGATGTGCGCCTTGGCCGCGTCCGGATTCTTCGCGCGACCGATCGACTGGATGGCGTTCTTGAGACTCGCCACGGAGTCGATGGGGAACCCACCGCCCGGCATCGCCTGGCCGCTTCGAGCCATACGCTTGCGGTCAGCGGTGGAGTAGTCCTTCTTGAGCAACTCCGCGAGTGCCGCTTTCGTTGTGTCGTCGAATTTCTCAACTTCCGCGACCGAGTAGCCGAAGTAGTCGGTCAAATCGAGGGATTTGCCCTGGACGCAGTCGGGGCACTTGACGTTGCCGTCCTTGATCGTTCCCTTTCCCTTGCAGGTCTTGCAATCGGGATCCGGCTTCGCGGCCTTCACGTCTCCGTCGACGACACCCTCGTCGTCGGGCCCACCATTCGTCGACGGCCGGATGTCCACCCCGCCAGTCGTACCCGTGCCGTCACATGCGGGGCAGGGGTGGAAGTCGTCAGTGGTGCCACCCTCGTTCAAGACCTGGCCCACGCCGGAGCAGGTATCGCACGGAACGGCTTCGTCGGTCTGAACGATTTGCTCGATGTCGACCTCCTTGACCAGGATGTTCCCTTCGACCTTGCCGCCAACCATCTTGGCGATGCCGAAAGAGTCGATCTTGGCGTTGGGATTGGCCGGTCGGTCGACGAGGGAGATCTCGATGATTTCACCGCCGTTGATGATGCCGTTGGGCGCCATCGCCAGGGCTTGAGCCGACTTGTCGAGCGTGTATCCCTTGATTCCGATCGAGAAGCCTTTGTAGACGCCGTTCTTGACCTTTTCGATGGCGAGCGGGTCGATGATGACCGTGTCGAGCCAGTACCCGCTGCCCTGCTTCGCGTGCTTGCCGGTACCGACGGCGTTCGAGCCGTGCATCTCGCGGATATTGCCCCATTCACCCCAGCCGTCCATCGCGGCCGGTAGCCACGCCGGGTCGCAACGTTGACCGTCGAGATCAAGGGATGCATCGGTGGCGAGACCCTTGACGTGGAATCGCCCTTCGGCGTCTTCGTACTTCTCGAGATTGCCGACAAAGCCGTACAGCATGTCGTCAACGAGCGTTCCGGTCATAATGCTCCCTTCGGTTAGATGTTACGTAGCGAGGTTGCGCGCCACCAAGTCGGCGTCACGGAATGACGCTCTCGAAGGTGCAGAGGCAGTTCGGGTGAGCAGGGAACGCCGGCACCGAGCCGAGGTCGTACGGACCAGCATCGGCGTTCGCTTCGCACGTCACGCACGGATTGTCGCCTTCGCAGACCCAGTTGACCTGCGAGATCCCTGCGGAACTCACTGCGTCGAGGTACGCCTGACCGTAGGCGCGGTTCGCCTCGGTCAGCGCAATGGTCGACGCTTGGCCGTTAAGCATCGGTCCCATCGCGGACGCTCGGACGCGGTCAGCGATCTGTGATGCGGTCTCGCCGGCGGTCACCCCGTCCTGAACGGCGGTCTCGACGTGGGAGATGACGGTGTTCTCCATCCCCTTGATGGTGGCTGGCACCCGAGCCAACAAGCCTTGGAGCCGCAAGCCGGCCGAGGAGATGTCCGTACCGAGATGGGTCGCCGCGCTCGAGACTGCCGCATCGCTGGCGTCCTGGTAGATGGCCGTGAGCGTGGCCTGGATCGTGTTCGAAGGGAACGCGACGTTTCCGACCACCGCGGCGTGGACCGACGCTCCTCCGAGGACTGCGTTAATCGCCGACGAGAGACCCGTCATCCCGGCCAGGCCCGAGACGATGGCGTCCCGGTGCTTCGCCGCGATGTTCGCGACGTGGGGAAGGTTATGCAGGTTGCGGGCTTTTGGGGTATCAGCGGTCAAGTGACCAACCTCGGACACGAAGTGCCCAAAAAGGTTCTCCGGTACGACGTGGACGCCCTTGACCATGAAATACGCACTGTCGTTGAGTTTCTCGGCCATCTCGTCGTCGAGGGTGCCGAACTCGAACGCGCGCCAGTTCCCGCGCTTGATGCGGTTCTTGACGTACTTCGTGAAGTCCCTAATCTCGTCGAGTTCAACGGATTTCACACTAGACGACGTCGACCCGCTCTGATCTTGGGTCGGGCCGCCTTCTTTGCCGCCTTCACTCGAACCTTCTTGGCCTTGACCGTCTTCTTGCTGTGACCCTTCGCCGTTCCCGCCATGTCCGCCAGAATCTGGGCCGTTGTTGCCACTGTTGCCTCCTTGAGTAATCGCGAGTTGGGTAGATCGACTGAGTTCCTGGGTCTCGATAATGCTGTTCATCAACACTGGGCCGGTCGCCGTGACGATCATGGGGATGTCGGCCTCGTCGAATTCGTAGTCCGGCATCCCGAGATCCTTGCGTACTTCGTTCATCGTCAGGGCGCCCATATCGAAGTACGCCTGGTGCGCCTTCGCCGACTCGAGTTTGTCCTCGGAACCCTCGTCGTCAGTCAGCACGTAGACGATCGATCGCGGACACCCCTGGTAGCGACGGGCGAGCGACGTGATGAACCCCTCGATGCGCTTGTTCTGGGGCTTCGCTGAGACGGATTCCGACTCGTCCTGAGCTCCCTCGCTCGCTCCCTTACCCCCACCGAGGCCCGCGCGAGGAATCACACCCATCTGCGAGGGCAAGACGCCGAAGTGCCCACAGACCCGCTTGATGAGCATCTCGTCGAAGTCGGCCTTGAACTTCTCCTCGACCTGGGGGGTGAACACCGGGGCCTTCCACCCACTTGGCAACGTCGTCATGAGTTGGCGAACCGACGTCTGTCCGGAGAGCCAGTTGTTCAAGATCTGCTGCCAGCGCGTGAAGTTCTGCTGGCTGATCTCCTGAGTGTCCGTCTCGAAATACCCTCTCGAGGTCGATCCGAAGGAGTACTCCGCTTGCAGCCACTTCAGCCGCTCGACGTAGACGTTGCCGATTTGGAGGGCCATTTCCACTGGTGAGAGACCGTACGGGCTGTTCGTGCGACGGTTCATTACGAAGTAGCTCAACTGGTCGCGCGCGTTGATGTTGAACTCTCCTCCGAGGTACGTCTTGTCGCCCTTCTCGCCGGTCGCGAGGAACTCACCGCGGGGGAACCCGTAGAGAATCTGCGCGTAGGCCGGGTTCGGCGGGTACGGAATCCCCCCTTCGTTGTCGAGGTAGCACTTGATGGTCGATGCGTCGATGATCTCGAAACCGATGACCTGTCCCCCAAGGTTGAATCGAGGGTGGATGGCGAGACCGTCGTAGGTGAGGACTTGCCACATGGCCTCGGTGATCCACTCTTCCCAGGTGCGATCAGACTGCGGGTAGGGATTCTCCCAACTATCGGTCAGGCGGT